GAGTTCAGACGTGTGCTCTTCCGATCTGCCATATTCAGTATTTATCGGCTTGTTTGCTGGTTTTCGATAATCAATATTTTATTTTAAAATGCGTTATTTTGTGTTAAAAATCATTATTTTGCTTTAAAATCCAACACGAAATCCAACACGGAATACTTATATTATGCTTGCTTTTCTGTAATCGTATTACAGTTGGTTTTGATTTTTGAATTTGAATACGCAAAGACATTTAAAATTTTCTTTGTGAGTTCATCTGCGTGGTCTTTGAGAGTGTGCTGGTAAATTCGTTGGAGAGTTTCAACATTTTCCCAGCCGCCTATCTCGGCTATGTATTTGTCGGGGATTCCTTGAGCGTGCAGTTCGGAAGCAAAATAATGGCGCAATGAATGAAATTTGAAATACGGTAATTCGGAATTTTTTCGGCACTTTTTGAAATGGTCGTCAATGATGCCCGGATTGATACCGAAGTGATTCCATTTAAGACATTCTTGTATCAGTTCTCTGTCGAGTGGGACAACACGGTTGCCGGCAAAGCTCTTTGGAGTTTTTTTCAAAATCCAGTTCTTGTCCGAATCCTGAACGAGTGACTTGTTGATTATAACGCCAAAGTCTGTAAAATCGTCAGGAGATAGGGCAGATATCTCAGAACGGCGTAAAGATCCGTGACTTGCGAGCAACACGGGAACTCTAACATAATCATCGCAAAAGTCAAGCAATGTGTTGATTTGTTCTGTTGTCGGCACGGCAACTTCAACCTTTTGTTTTTGCGGAAGTCTGATTTTGGATAAATCCAATTGACGATAATACACACTCATTACGGAGTGAAACAATCCGTATATATTTCTAACACTTTTAGGAGAGTGTGTAACTGAAAGTTCGCTTACGGAAGCTTGAACAAGTTCGGCGGTGATGTTCCTCAGTTTCATCGGCATAAGCAATTGCAAATATTTATTTTGGTATTGCTCATAACCCCTAATTGTTGACGGACTTGACACACCTCGCTTGATGCCTATATATCGTTCGTATGCCTCTTTAAGCGTGAGGTCGTCATAGCTTGCCGAACTTCTCTGTCTGTTGTGGCTGAACTCCATAGCCATGTACTCGGCTTCTTTTTTCGTTTTGGCGGTAAACGATTTATAATGCCATTTACCGTTTTCGTCTTTGTAATCGGGAACTAAAACACGATAGTTGCCCGATTTCAGTTTTTGGGCTTTTGCCATATAATATCATCTCCTGTAATGTGGTATCGGCTCTTGTTCCACCAAGTAAAAATGCCGACACCATTTTATACCATCCTCGTACTGTTCCAGCAGTACGGGGATTTTTTATTGTTTACTTTCTTTTAAGGTTAAAGTTCTTTTCTACCCAGACCAATTAAGCAAGCACCAACAATAATACCGATTACATTGAATCCAATAACACCGCCGAATATTATGTTCATAATTAAAAATATTACTTCGCATACGATAAAGATAATGCCATAAATAAAAGTTGCCATACCGTGTGTTTTGTAATTACTACCATTGATGAGCTCGCTGACTTTATACGCAATGTAACTTGCTATTAACATTGGTATTACAGCAACTCTTAAATCACCCATTAAGTCCCGAGAAATACTAATAAGAAAATTTAATATTGCTCTAATAAATGGGATATTCAAAATAAAAGATAATATCACCGCCATAATTATGGTAGCAATAGGAACACCTATTAAGTACACTGCTAAAGACAATGTAAGTTTACCAGGGCGGATTTTCTTTTCTTTTTCAAATTCAGTTGACATAATGTACCTCTCCTTGACAAAAATCATAAAATATAATAATATATTATATGAGAGGTGCGTGTTTATCTCTCACCCTATTTTTTATAAGCCGTCTGTTGGTGCGAACAACAGGCGGTTTTTTTATATATTCGATTTTGTAATCCATAATATGTATGAGGTGATTTTTTATGGATTACAAAAAGTATCAGAAGTCCCGAAATATGTCGTGGGAAATTTTGCTGAAAGAAAATGTCAGAGAACTCCCGGTAAACATTGTTGAGTTGTGTCACAAGCTTGGCATTGCAGTAAAGTATTATGATAAGTTGGAGCAGGGCAATGACGGTAAATGTACGGTCATAAACAAACAACCTATAATACTTGTACGGCAAGAATGTAACAGACAGCGGAAACGCTTTACCGTAGCTCACGAGCTCGGACATATACTACTCGGTCATGTCGGAAAGTATGAGCTGATAAACAGAGAAATTTCTCCAACAGACAATCCCATTGAACAAGAAGCGAATGTTTTCGCAAGCAGGCTACTTGCACCTGCGTGTGTCCTATGGGGATTAAAGGTAAATAGTGCTGATGAAATAGCTCAGATATGTGACATAAGTCCAACTGCAGCGGAGTACCGCTGGCAACGCTTGCAAGAGCTATACAAGCGGAACAAGTTTTTAGTTGCTCCGCTTGAACGGGAAGTTTTCAATCAATTTCAAAAATTTATTTCAAATCATCGACATCAGGCAAATCCATAAGTCTTTGCAAATCGTCGTCTGTAACGGTTGTTTCCTTATAACTTCCGTCTCGGGCGGCGGTTTTTATTTGATATACCTTATTAGTATAGTTGCCACTGCCCAATAAATCTTCTGAATATTCAAGAAGTTTATTTTTCCCCAAATTATTTAATGCTTCATAGTTAGCAATCAATTTTTCTTTATGTGAATTTGATTCATCATCAAAGTTTACAAGCTCTGAAAAACTAACATCAAATATTTCACACATCTTTGCAACTAATTCTATATCGGGAGAATTTTTGCCTTTAACCCAATTAGTAACAGCCGCTTGCGATACACCTAATAATTCAGCAAATTTCTTTTGAGAAATATTTTTTTCTTTGAGTAAAGAAATTATATTACATTGTAATCTCTCTCGAATATCACTCATTGATTATCACCTCAACATTATATTAACACGCAAAATTCAATTTGTAAAGATAATTATTAAGAATTTCTTAATAAAATTTCTTAAAAAGCTATTGACAATTAAGAATAACTTAATTATAATAAAGATGAATTAAGAAAATCTTAATTTTTAATGAAGAAAGGGGGCTTGGCTCTATGGTATGGAAAGCTCTTGCCAAATATATAAATGAGCGAGGAATCATGCAAAGTCACCTCGCTCAGGTTACCGGAATGACTACTCAGCAGATTTGTAACATTCTCAACGGCAAAAGAAAACTTGATGTGGAAGAGTACATAAATATATGCAGAGCATTGGGTGTGCCTTGTGATTATTTCATTGAGCGTAAAACCGCATAAACCAAAGAACCGATACCACATTACATAAAACAAAAGTAGGGGGTGAGAAGAATGATGAGTGATGATGACAAAGCAAAGGTTGTAAAGTGCCTTGATAAACCAAAGACCGAGATCACAAGGGAGGTGAGAAGAATGATGAGTGATGATGACAGAGCAAAGGTTGTAAAGTGCCTTGTGGATTTCATTGATAAGGTTACAAAAAAAGAACGACCTTCAAAGGCAGAAGTGGAAGTTCTGCCCGAGGTCGTAAGAGCTTTAAGAGAATTTAATACCTTGTAAAGAACCGATACCACATTACAGGGGAATAACTGCAAGGGGGTGAGAGGAATGTTTGTTAAATACATTAAAAGTAGGAACTACAAAAAAGGTAAACACGATGTTGTTATACGCTTGAATAATTTCAGTAGTGACAATCAAAAAGAAGATGTGATATGGGAAATAAAACAATTGATGAACCGTATAAACCATATATCCGAAAGTAAGATAAACTACAAAATAAAAATCGGCTGAACATAAAGCTCAACCGATTTGATGTTATCAGTTATTCGACACTGTAAAGAGAATCATATGAGACATCAATAGGGTCGGTGTCATTACAAGCCTCTATAAATAAAGAAGTTGGTACATCATATTTAGGGTCTTGTTCCAAAATTGACAAAGTTGCATAAATCATGCCGTCATCTTTCATCAGCTTTACTTGTTCATATAATTCTGAAACCTTAACTTTAATCGCAGACATATTCTCACCTCCTCTCTGATTATAAATAATATCACGAGTTGAGATGAAATACAAGTTAAGCAAACAGTGTAAAGAACCGATACCACATTACAGGGAAATAACTGCAAGGGGGTGAGAGAAATGTTTAAGTTTAAAAAGCGTAAGCGTAAGGAGATATACAACATTGCCAAGACAGCCACGTGGGATGTTTTGTGTTCGCTTGACTATACCGAAAAAGCAGAGAAAAAATATCCTGAACACTTATACACAAACGGTCGCATGAGATTGCTGATCGGAAATTTTGAAGGTCCCGAAGAAGCATATGCCTTTATCAGAATGTTTAAAAAGTTTGTGGCAGACTTTGAAGAAAATGTCAAAAGAGATAACGGCAGAATGATTTATGTCTTTGAGTATGACCCAAAAGAATAGCCTCCCGAAAACGGAAGGCTGAATCGGATTATTTAATCAATGCAAGAACAGACAGAATAAAAGTTATAACAGACATAACAAAGGACACAGAAGATATAAAGTAAGGCAAATATTGTAAAATCCAATTTTTTCTTCTGAACTTTGCGTATGCAATACCTTTGGCAGACGGAAAAAAGAATGTGTAGATACCTTCTTTTTTTGAAAAAATCAATCCGCAGTCAACGAGATAATCTGTACAGGATTTAGCATAGTCACCATAGAGTTTAGGATTATCGTTAGCTTTTGACTTTTTAGGATTGTAATAATCATTATGCAGACATTCAAGCATTATGAGGTTTGCTTTAGGATTTTCGCATACATATCTGAATATTGTTTCTGTCGGTTTGTCAAATTGATAAACTACCATAATTAAACCACCTTTCGGTTTGATTATAACATAACGGTCAAACCCGATACCACATTACAGGGAAATAACTGCAAGGGGGTGAGAGTTATTGGTAGAAATTGTTTATCGAATTTATGAAGTCGCAGATGAAAAAACAGCCAAGGAAAATGCAGAGAAAGATTTTGAATTTGACCTTTACTCATCAATAAGTAAATCTCAAAACAATGAACTTGTTATGGATTGCCTTATTTGTGAAAGTCGAGAAGAGTTCAAAAAAATCATAAAAGACGAATATGGAAATGGTATTTCATTTCGCTACTCCAGAAAACTTCGTCCTGGTGATTTGTACTGCGTGATTATTGGTGAGCATTGCTATTCAACCGAAAAATACTTTAATAAGGTAACTTTTACTTGCGACTGTTGTGGTGCGACCGTTGAAACATACTATGGAAAACCGATACATTTTTCTGATTATGAAGTTAGAAACTATTTTTACGGAATTGAAGATTATGCTGAAAAACGCTTTTGTTCCCATAAGTGTAAGCAAGTATATGAGAGCAGAGAACGTAACAAGATAAGACCTAACGATGATGAAGAATTTTATATCACCAAAGATATGTTTTCGGAGAAAGTATCAGGATACATATATAAAATATCCAAAAAATCAACTGGTGAATTTTACATAGGACAAACAATGTATGCTCCTGTTTTTCGCTGGGGGCAACATCTCAAAACCGAAAGATTCCCAATAGAGAATATCACAGATTATCAATTTGAGGTCATTGAAATTGTTCCTCTTGGTTGTAATATACTGGAACGGGAAAAATATTGGATTCAGAAATTTTATAGGGATAATCCTGAAAAATCTCTTAATATTATGTGTACCGCAAATATGAGCTTAGCTAATATTGACCTTGATGCAGATAAGGATTTTCGCTGTGTGCTTGAGGAGAGAAAATGAACCGAATTACAGTAAGGATTGATGACCTAATCAATCAGCTTAACGAGTTAAAACGAGATGGTGCTGAAAAAGTTTTGCTTGAAATTGAAGAAGGTGTTGCAGACCCCGAGGAGAATTGTCCGAATAGAATAAATCTGATGCCTGCATATCATCCGAGTGAAATTTTTTCGCAAGTTTATGAAAGCTACTAAAGCAAAAGTCGATACCAGATTACAGGAATAAATAATGAAAGGGTGAGAAGAATGCCGAGAAAATTAGCTAAGCCAGAGGACAAAATGAAAAGACAGCTGATTGCCAATATACAGTATGAGGCAGAAATCAGGAGTATTGACCGTGAAGGACAGGCTCTTGTAGCACATTGCTCTGAGGGCACCTACAGGAAAAGAATTAAAGATCCGGGTACTTTTACCGTGGAAGAGCTGTCGAGGCTTGCCAACAAATTCGGCATACCTATTCAGAACCTTTTCAAGGCAAGGGTGGTGTGTGATGAATGAATGACAAAACACTTGACGAACTCAACGATATGGCCAAAAGGTGGATTGACGGAGAAGTTAATCATCTTGAAGTTGTGTCTTTGAAATTGTTTGACCGTTTGTTGGTGCTGGAACTTGCCAACGCATACAGTATGTGCAAGGTCGGACTTCTCTCTGAAAAATACACCGCCGCATACAAGCTGAAATTTTTGCAGGAATACAGAGAGCTGAAACTCAAGACGGAATTTTTGTTTGTCCAACAGGAACAGCAGATTGATTCCGTGAGGAGTGCAAGCGAAACTCTGACAGAGGTGTGCAGAGAGTACGGCAAAGATGAGGTTGACCTCGTCAAGCTGTGCGAATTACAAGCAAAGGCAATTGATGAACTGACACGGGAGAATGTACATATAAAGTTGTGGAACTCGGTCAGAACATACAAAAAGCCTAAAGATTACGCAAGACGGCACATGAATAAGATTGTTGATGAGCTTATAGAACGGTTTGGAAGTAAGGTGCCGTTTGAACAGGTTGTTATGTCATATCTCAACACTTGCCTTAAAGACAACCGCAGAGAGATGTGGAAGCAGTTGACAGGTGACGATTACCCCACAAAGGCAAGACAGCAGTTGCCGGTTAAGGACGGTAACGCAAAGGGCATGCTTGAATCAATGAAGAAACATTACGGCATCAGGGCCGAAAGAAAAATTGTAAAGGAGAACAATGAAAATGATCTTCGGAAATTGGAAGAGCAAAAGCGAACTCAAGAGAGAGGTGGTAAAGAAGGAAATTAATATTAAGTACCTCACCGCCCTCAATGTAATTGGCGATGACATTGCGAATGTACAGCTTGATATTATTGACCGGCTCAAAGCAGAGAACAACGAACTCAGAGCTGAGATTGAAAGGCTCAGAACGGAAAATCTGACACAGGGCTTTGAATGTGTCGGAGTATCGGCTATTTGATTGTAAGGAGATTTTTGTAATGGAAAGAAAACCGACATTAACTACGATTGCAATAGAAAAACTGCATCCACACCCACAGAACCCTCGAAAGGTTATCGGCGATGTGACGGAGCTTGCAGAATCTATTAAGGCGAACGGCATTCTTCAAAACCTCACGATTGTGCCGATGAATGACGATTGGACGGAGTTTACCGTAATTATCGGACATCGCAGGCTTGCAGCGGCAAAGCAGGCAGGATTAACTGAACTGCCGTGCGCTGTTGTCGAAATGACAGAGAAAGAACAGCTGTCAACGATGTTGACGGAAAATATGCAGAGGTCAGATTTGACAGTTTATGAAGAAGCAAAGGGCTGTCAGCTATTGCTTGACCTCGGTGATACGGTTGCAGAGGTTGCCAAAAAAACAGGATTTTCCGAAAGCAAAATCAGACGGAGAGTCAAACTCTGTGAACTTGACGAAGAAGCTTTCAAAGACAGCCAGCTAAGACAACCGACCTTGCAGGATTATGACAGGCTGAATCAGATTAAAGATATTGAAGTAAGAAACGAATTGCTTAAATCAATCGGAACTAATAATTTTGATAATCGACTTTATTCAGCCGTGCGAAAGCAGGAAGATGACGAAGAAAGAGCATGGCTTGAAGAAATCTGCCTCGATAACGGTATGACGAAGTGTGAAAGCCGTAACGATATCCCAGAAAACTGCGAATATGTAGGTACGGTTGGAACAGCACAATTATTAAAAGAGTCCTTTGATGACGATAGGAAGAGATATTTTTTCTTCACAACATACGGAATTTATGTAGCTATCTATATTCAGAAAACAAAAGAACAAATTGAAAATGCTGACGCAGAAAATAAAAATAGGAATGCTAAAAGGCAAAAGTTTGATGAACTTGAAGCACAGGCTAAAGAAATCAATCAGCGTTGCAAAGCTCTCAGAGAAGGCTTTATGCTCGAAGGCAACTTTAACGATGATGCCAAAAAACAGGAATTAATCAATTACATATTGTATTCGATGTCGGAGTGCAGAGAATACGATGACAGAAGTTTTTACTCTCTAAGTGGTCTCAAACACGAAAACTACGAATGCATAAATCTTGATGATTGCATGAAAGACACCGGCAAGATGTTAATGGCAGCGGCATATGCGTTTTTTGAAGATCTTTACAACACAAAATATATTAATGTTACATATGACGAGGGTATTCAAAGAAATATCAGCCCCGAACTTAACAGATTTTATAACTTACTTTGTAAGCTCGGCTATGTGATGAGTGACGAAGAGATTCAACTCCGTGACGGCACACACCCGATTTTTACAACAGGTGAAGTCAAATGAAAGAACATTTTGCTGATGTCCGCAAAATGTTCTTGTGCTGAAAATTTAATAAGTTAATCACACAACTGCATTTGTGAGATTATAAATTCACTCTTTTGATAAATTAATACATACCTATCTACTTTCTTTCAGTAATACCGATTCGGGCAGGTGCAGATGCCCGAATAAATTAACCGATAACAAGCTCTGCACAGCTTGTTATATTATAAAACTCGTTTACTCCTCTTTAAATAAATTCTGACATTGAAAGCGGAGCAGGTGCAGATACTCTGCTTTATGAAAGCTAAATTATGATAAACGAACAAATATCTTTGTTTGACATTGAAGAAACAAAACCTATCAAAGCGAAAATTGAAAATGTCAAACTTGAAAGAATGGAAAAACGATCAAATAAAGCGGTTGAAACAGGTAGAAAAGAGATAACTACCGAAGCAATCAACGAGCTGTTTGGCATTAAAGAAAGTTTTGAATTGCCCGAATCTTTGCTACACAAGTTGTTAAATAAGCAAGAGAAAGACGAGCTTTGCCGTGCTTTTATGCAGTTTAAGTTTGATATGTCAAACGACTGCCTGCGTGATTACTTTCAGGCAAATAACGCAAACCGCAACAATCTGAAACAGGACTACACTCCCGATTGCTTATGCGAATTGATTTCAGAACTTGCCCCAAAAACTGATGAAGTGATAGACATATGCAGCGGAACAGGAGCGTTGACCGTAGGAATGGGCAGAGATATTCAGTACCAATGCGAAGAAATTTCTGCTATGAGTATTCCGGTGCTACTCTTCAATTTAGCGCTGAGAAATTTAAACGCAACTGTTTTACAAAAAGATGTCTTGCTCAACAAAGTTGAAAAAGTGTACAAGGTAAGCAAAAGCGAAGATTTCAGCAATATTGTAATTTTAGATAATTACAACGAAGCGAAAGCGGATGTTGTTGTTTCAAATCCGCCATACTCGCTCAAATGGAAACCAAAGAGCGACAACCGCTTTAAAGGTTATGACTTAGCTCCGGCAAAAGCGAGTGACTTTGCTTTTGTACTCGACGGCTTGTCAAGGCTTACTGAATCGGGACAAGCGTTCTATATTCTTCCGCACGGTGTACTTTTCAGAGGTGCGACAGAGGGCAAAATCAGAAAACAACTCATTGAGAATAATTTGATTGATGCGATTATCTCATTGCCTGAAAAAATGTTTTTAAACACTTCTATACCTGTTTGCGTTGTAGCATTTAACAAAGCTAAGGCATCGGATGACATCTTGTTTATTTCAGCGGAAAAACTGTTTGTAAAAAACGGTAAGCAGAATGTTATGACAGATGAACATATCAAGCGGATTGCGGAGACTTATTGGAGCAGAAAATCAGTTGATAAATTTGCAAGCCTTGTAAGTTTATCAAAAATCAAGGAAAACGAATATAACCTCAATATACCACGCTATGTAGATACATACGAACCCGAAGATCTGCCACCGCTTAGTGAAATCACGCAAGATATAATCAAATGCAACCTTAACATCAATAAGGCTACAAATGACCTTTTGCAAATGTTACAAGAACTTTGCGGGGATGAAGAGTACAACAAGATTAAATCTGATTTTGTGGAGTTCTTTAGCAAGCAAGATATTGTCGGTCAAACAATGATTGATTTTCTTAGATTGCAAAACCTTGAAAAGAAAACGAATTATATCGTGGCTCACGCAAGAAAAGAACGCAGACCTATTCTTGAACTTGCCGACTTCGAAAGAGTAAAAAAAGGCAAGACTTACGAGGCAGGAACCGTTTACATTCAGTTATCGGCAACTGATGGTAAGGTTAAGTTTTTAACCGAGAGTAAAGAGTTGGAAACAAAGTACGGTGTTTTTCTTCCTAAAACCCAAAATATCGGCTCAAGATACTTGTTCTATATGCTTGATTTTGAAATGCCGTCTTTTTTGCGGAAATATCAAAACGGTATGAACATAAATCCTGACATCTTTAAGTATTTGCAAGTTACTTACTATCCCGAATACAAATACCAAAAAGAACTTGTAATGATTCTTGATGATATCCAATTTATGTATGACCAAGAATTGAACGAAAAAGAAAAATGGGAATATTTTAAAAAGTTTCATTTAAACGGTATGTTCCCGACTTAAAAAGGAGCGTGAAAATGGCATTCCCCGAAAAATTAAAAGCGTTAAGGCTTAAACATAAATTAACGCAGGAAGAATTAGGCGAAAAGCTCTATTTGAGCAGGACAAGTATTTCAAGCTATGAAATTGGAAAGAATGAGCCTAATATCGAAACCATAATAGCTATATCAGATTTATTTAAAATTTCGATAGATGAACTGTTGAAATGAGGTGAAAAGAAAATGGATAATAAATTAAAAATTCGTGAAGTATGCGGTGAGTATGCGTTAGATATACTGTTCGAGGATATGAGTGTTAATACGATATATTTTAACTCTCAAAAAAAAGCCGAAGCAGTCAAACGCATTGATTATCAAGTAAGTGATGACTGTATAAACTCAGATAGTTATGGAGCTGTATGTGTAAACGGATTTTATAAGTAAAGAGGTGTAAAAATAATGTCAGCAGGAACAACAATGCTTATTGTGTTTTTAATCCTTATAGTAGCGTTTATTTTAACGCTTATTTGGATGAGGGAAAACATTAACTTTTATCGTGACCTTTATAAAGTTGAGAAGGAAGAAAACGACCGCCTTTTGAAAGAGAATCAAAAGCAAGGTCGAACAATCAATCAAAACTGGGACATCACTAATAAGCGTTGCAATAAGAGCTATACGAACGGCTTTGCAGACGGAAGAAAATACGAAAGGAAATATGGATATGACCAAGAAATCAAAATTAGCGAAGAAGAAAAAGCAAAGCTCGAGGCAGTTATCAGAGCAACCATCAACAGCAAGAAAGCTGCATTGGGAGAAGGCTGTGAATCCGAATCTGAACCCGAAGCCGAGGACAAAGAGGAAGAAGGATAACATTGACCTTATTTGCGAGGAGAAAAACAAATACAATGAGGAACACGGAACATCGTACAGCTACGGCGAATATACAGCGCTCGTCGGCATGGGAAAAATCAAAAGTAAATACCGAAACGAAAGAGACATTGACCTGCCGTTCGTGTAAGGAATGCCGAGGGTACAAGTTCTGCGCGAGCAGAAGCAGGAATTATCCTTGCAGCTGTTTTATTAAAAATGAAAGGTGACTATACATATGAGAAGAGCAGATAAAGAATTTTTAAACGCTCAGATTGAAAACTTAAAAGAATCCGCACACGAGCGTTTTGCGACGGTACTTATGCAGGTTAATTATCTTAATCTTAAATTATTCAGAGCTGAAAAAGGCTGCAAGAAGCTCAGGGAAGAAAACAGAAGATTAAGAGCAGAAAATCAGATGCTCGAGGACAACATGGGAAATCTCTTGTGTACAAGAGAGGAAGAAATGAAGTACAACAGAGTACTTAATGAAAATATCACAAAGCTTGCTGAGGTCAATGCACTTATGGCAGGCAAGCTCTCGGTGTATGAGCCTATTAAAAAGGCTGAATCTCAGCCCGATGAGACGGCTGACACGGTAAGAGCGTCAGATCCGGCAGAAGAATAGTCAAGGCAACTCCCTTGCTACACGCAAAATCCAATTTTTTAATCAAGAAATCAAACAAAATTCACAGTTTTCATATTCATAAACTAAAATCAAAAAACAATGACTTCTTTTTTTGATTTTAGCTGTTACAAAAAAAGCCGAGGCAACGGCTCAACATATTGCAATAAAATAAGAACACACAATTGCAGTGGCAAGGTTTGCAAAAGCAGTAGCTCAAGGGGTCAGGTTGGGCTACTGCTTAGTTATATCCATCAGCATTAATATTCTAAAACAGAATAATAATCAGTCATAATTAAAGGAGCTGAAATGCTCCTTTCCTATCCTGCTCAAATGATTATTTAAGCACGGAAAACAGGAAAAATATACTATAATAAAAGGTTATGCTATGTACACATATCGAAGAACAATCAAAAGCGGAGATATGATTGAGGTTGAATATTATCAATCAATCCGAAAAATCGGCAAAAACTACGGCGGAAGAAAATCAAATAATTCTTTAAGTTCGGCAAAGATGAGAAAAGCAAACAAGCTCCGTGCAGTCAAGCATATGCAGAGGCTCATAAATGCAAACTTTGGGAGCGGTGATTTCTTCTGTCGCTTTTCTGCTCCTTACGGAACATATGAAAGCGAAAAAGAATTTCGTGCCGAGGTAGGCAGGTGGCTTGACCGAATAAATTACCGTCTGAAAAAGCAGGGCAAGGGCAGACTAAAGTACATAGCGTTTATTGAATGCGGCAAGTCGGGAAAGAACTGGCACATACACATCATTGTCAGCAAAGAGGACAGGGAACTGTTATCAGAACAATGGCCGTATGAAAACGGTCAGAACTTCACTCCGCTCTACAAAAATGAGAATTTTAAAAAGTTGGCTGAGTACATAACAAAAGACTTGACAGGCAAAGAAGATGTTGATGCCGCACAAAAGCGAATGATGACAAGCCGAAATCTTACAAAGCCTGAATCGGTCACAAGAAAGGCGAGGAGAAAAGAAATCAGAGCGCTTGAGCGTGGTGAAATGATTGAACCGCCCGAGGGGCATTATCTCATTGAGGACGATTACTCAATGAACTACTCTGACATAGGCGGTGCAAAATGGTATTTTTGTTTTCTGCCGATTACGCAGAGGCGAAAATGGTAAATAATGGTAAATTTAGGCCGTGCGATGTACGGTCTTTTGGGGTTGCACAAAAAGAAGTATGCAGCGGAATAGACTAAAAATCAAAGGAGAGGTTAAAATTGAAGGAAAATAAAGCGAAATGTCCGTTTTATTCTTACGATAGCCAAAGTAAAATTTGCTGTTTCGGGGCGGTTTTCAAAAGTAAGAGTACAACGCTGTTTTTCGATTCGCCACAAGACAAGGAAAATCACTTCAATGATTTTTGCGGTAGCTATTGTTGGCGAGGCTGTCCGCTTGCTCAGACAATCAGCAAAGATTTGTAAAATATCAATCTTTTAAAAACATATATGCAAAATTTTCAAATCAATTCAAAAATTTTATTTTCGTCACGGTTTTGCCTCTTGGTGAAACCGTGTTTTTGCATACCAATATTACCCTCGGAAAAAAGTGTACAAATTTGGTATTAAGGTTTTAACTTTTTTGCGTGAAAGAAAAAAGCTAAAATTAAAACACGAAACATGTACAAAAAGGCGGTGAGCTGATGAGCGGAAAAGTTAAAGTGACAGGACAGGGAAGCGGAGCGAATGAGCCGAAAAACGGAGTGTCGAAACCCGAAAACGGAGTAAATGAACAAAAAGCAATTGACTGGGTGCAAATTAAAGCTGAATATATCAGCGGCACAATGTCCGCTTCAAAACTTGCCGAAAAGCACGGAGTGAGCGTGTATGCCATACGAAAAAGGTCGGGGAAAGAACGCTGGCAGGAGCTGAGAAAACAGAATCAGAGTGAAACCGCAAACAAGATAGCCAAGAAAATAAACACTGAAAAGGTAAAGAAAACCGTCAGAGAGATTGACAGGGTTGTGGCCGTTGCCTCAAAACTCATCACAAAGCTGAGCAGAGCCGTTAATGAGCTTGACAAGGACGAGGAACTCATCAAGAAGAAAGTAACGGTTAAAGCCGAAAAAAACGAAGATGAGAAAACCGCAACAGCGGAAGAGAAATACAGCTACGATTATGCAAAGCGAAAAACACTTGTAAACACAAAACGCGCAGCGGAAATTTCAAAGAGTCTGCTTAATGTTCGTGACATACTCGCAGATTATACGACAGAACAGGACGAGGAGAACGCTCTCGGCATTATCGAAATCCCAATGCAGGAAGTAATGCAACCGCCCGAAGATGACGAGCAGGACGGTGAAAGCGTTGAGTAAGAAAGTCATATGGACTCCTCAGCCGAAACAGAAAATTGCGTTAAGTCGTGGCGAAGATGAGATGCTATACGGCGGTGCTGCCGGAGGCGGTAAGACCGATTATCTTGTAGTCGAGGCGGCAAGGCAGGTGAATATACCTGAATACAGAGGACTAATACTCCGTAGAGCTGTGCCTGACCTCGCACGAATTATTGACCAAACAAGGGCGATTTATCCGTTGATTGACAGAGGGGCAAGGTACAACGCAACAACAAGAGTGTGGACCTTTTCAAGTGATGCACAAATTAAGCTCGGCTCTTTATTTCGTACAAACGAAAAATACAAGTACCAAGGTCAACAGTACGATTTTATCGGCTTTGACGAATTAACGCAGTTTACATTTGACGAGTACAGCTACTTAAAATCCCGAAATCGTGGTAACTGCAAAGCAACAAAGGTGTATATGCGCTCAACTGCCAACCCCGGCGGTGTTGGCCACGGCTGGGTTAAGCAGTATTTTGTGACTGCCGGAACTCCGGGCAAAACTATATGGCTTAGTGACAAAGTAATTATGCCTGACGGCACGACCAAAAACTATTGGAGCAGTAAAGTCTTTATTACGGCAAGTGTGTTTGATAACAATGCCTTAATGAACAATGACCCCGATTATGTCATGCGACTGGCACAATTACCCGAAGCGGAGCGTAATGCCTTGCTCTACGGCTCGTGGGATAGTTTTGAAGGACAGGTTTTTACTGAGTGGATTGACAATAGAGAGCATTACAAGGACAGACGGTGGACTCATGTTATTGAACCGTTCAAAATTCCGCAAAGTTGGCGAATTATCAGATCATACGACTGGGGCTATACAAGACCGTTTTCAGTCGGTTGGACTGCCGTTGACCAAGACGGCAGATTTTACCGAATAAGAGAACTGTACGGCTGCAAGAAGAATCAGCCGAACACAGGTGTACGCTGGCCAATCGAAAAGGTGGCACAGGAAATCCTTGCAATTGAAAACAATGACCCTCAGATTAAGGGCAGACAGATATACGGTGTTGCTGATCCGGCTATCTTTGCAGAACAGGGCAGCGGAAAAAGTCAGGCCGCAACACATGCACAGTTGGGTGTTTTTTGGAACAAGGGCGACAACGCAAGACTTGCAGGCAAAATGCAGTTTCATTCACGGCTTGCGTTCGATGAAGAAGGCTATCCGATGTTTCAGTGTTTTAATACCTGCACTAACTTCATCAGAACAATTCCGAACCTTGTTTATTCTCAGATAGACACCGAAGATATTGACACTGAGGGCGAAGATCATATTTATGACGAAAGCCGTTACGGAATGATGACTTCAATTATTACGCCGAAAGAAGTTGTGCTGAGGAATGCAAGGGCATTTGACCCGTTGAATTTAAGTCAGACACGATATTACAGATAGGAGATTACCAAAATGAGCAAAGTTAAACGAGACGAAAACGGAATTATTATGCCGGTTAAAACTACATATCCAGCTCTGACCTCGGAGAAATCAAAGCTGAGCAATGTTTACGGTACAGGTGATAAGACGACTGATGAAGAGCCGAAATCAGCCGAACAGGCAGAAAAAGAGAACGAGAGCAGCGGCAAGCCGATAGGACTTGACGAAATCCACGAGGCTATGCAGACCTTCCGCAAATATCAGGACAGCAAAAAGCCGTATGATGAAAGGTTTAAACAGGCATTTAGGGAATATAATCTGCTCTACACAGAAGCAACAGCACCGCAGATTAAAACTGACGATAACGGCAGGTCTCGAAAGGTGCTTATACCAAAACGCAAAGGCGCACAGGCACTTAATGTCATAATGAACAAGCACGCTGACGCTATGGATAACTACCCCGAAATCATTTGTTTACCGAGAGCACAGGACGATGAACAGGCTGCAAAGACACTCAACAGCGTAATACCGTGCATACATAAGCGCAACGGATTTATAAGGACCTACTCTGATGAACAGCTTGACAAGTTTGTCGGCGGTTGCGGTTGTTACGCAGTATTGTGGGACAAGACCGCAGAAAACGGACTGGGTGACATTGCTATCAGCCGTGTTGATATTCTCAATCTCTTTTGGGAACCACATATCGAAAACATACAGGACAGTGCGAATGTATTCTTTGCCCGATATTACGATGAAGAAGGAATCAGAAAGGTATATCCCGAGCTTGAAAGCGTTTCAACTGCCTCTCTCGGACTTGTGGAACATGAAACCTATGACAACAGTAATAAGTCGAATGATAAAGTAATCTTGCTTGACTGGTACTACAAAAAAAACGGCGAATTGCACCTCTGTAAATTCGTCGGTGAACACATTCTCTACTCATCTGAAAATGAGGGTAAGCCTATTTATGACCACGGCAAATATCCGTTTGTACTTGAACCGATGTTCCGACTGCGAGATACTCCCGTGGGCTTCGGATTTATGGATGTAGTCAGAGCACCGCAAAATCAGCTTGATGAACTTAAACACGATATGCTGGTGAACATCAAAGTCAACTCACAGCCGAGAATTTACTCAAATACAGCTGTCGGAGTGAACAATGATGATATGACCGACCTTGACAAAACGGTAATTGAAGTCAACGGACAGCTGCAGGGCAACATTGCTCCCGTGGAGTCCAAAGAGCTGGCCTCGGGTGCGTGGAGCTTGTACGACAGATTGTCGAATGAAATCAAAGAAACCTCTGCTACAAACGATGCAAGTAATGGAGCAAGTGCTGCAGGTGTTACAAGCGGTTCGGCAATTGCCGCATTACAAGAGGCAGGCGGTAAAGTAAGCAGAGACTCAAACAAGCTGGCACAAGAAGCAATGACGGAGCTTGCACAACTTGAAATTGAACTGATGAGGCAGTTTTATAATCTGCCGAGAATTTTCAGAATTACAGGTGAAAATAATCAGACAACCTATAAGGAATTTGACAATACAGACCTTCGGAAACAGCCGTTGACATATACGGACACAGACGGTCAGACGGTAAACTATACCGACGAGGACGGCAACATACTTGAACGACTGCCGATTTTCGACATTGATGTAAAGGCTCAAAAGGCCAGCCCGTTTGCGACTGCCGCACAAAACGAAATGATGATGAATCTGTTCCAGATGGGAGCTTTCAATCCGCAGGCGGCAGACGCTACGCTTGTAATGCTTGACGGCATGACATTTGAGGGCAAAGAAAAACTAATTGAGAAAATCAAGCAGAATCAGACCTTGTCACAGGCTGTACAGGAACTTTCAAACAAAGTGCAAATGCTTGAGGCAATGAACGCAAGCAGAACAGCGGCAGATGTGCAGAATGCTATGCCGAGCGAAAACACACAGAACGCACAGCAGACACAGCCACAGACAGAAAGCGAGGCAACAATGTGATTGAAGTAACATTGATTGACTGCGGAAGTCAGATATATTTTGAAAGCAAAGGACACGGCTCACATGATGTGTGTGTTGCCGTGAGTGCTTTATGCTCTGCATTTTTGCAGTATGTCCGTGAGATGCAGGACGAAAACAATGTGACGATTATCAACGAAAAGTACGAGCAAGGTCACACGGAATCAGAGTTTTATATTGTCAGCTCAGATGCCGAAGTCCGTCACGGCATAAAAGCACTATGGACGGGATTTGAACTCTACGCCAAGAATTATCCCGATGAGATAGATTTAAACTATGATGACGGCAACCCGAAATAAAGTTTAAAATCAACAAGACTTTTAACTTTTTTTGAAAAATTAAGGTTGTTATAATTAAAATATAAAGTCGCAGTAGTGGGACTGCATAAAGACTGACACCTCGGAAAGACGAGAGAGACACCGCGGATAGACGCGAGAAATGAGGTTCTTATGAACGACAAATTTTTAAACCTTATCGTAAATCTGCATGACGGCGACTCAGCAGGCGCAGCTGACGGCGGAGACGGAAACGGTGAGAACGGTGTTGCCACAAGCACCGAAAACAACATAAGCCGTGAAACAAGAGAGAGAGCAGAGAGAATCGGCATAGGTGACGACCTTATCGACGATTATAATAAGGCTTTCGGAAACAACGGCAATCAGAATCAGAACAACACAGAAGGCGAAAACAACAGCACAGACGGCGAAGAAAACTTAGAAGAAGAGTTTGAAAAGCTGATAAACGGTAAGTATAAAGATGCGTATCAGAACAGAGCGCAGTCTTTGGTGAAGGACAGACTGTCAACCAAAAACAAGCAGATTTCCGATATGCAGAAAAAAGAAAGCACCGGCAATCAGATTTTCGCTCTTATTGCAAACAAGTACAATGTACAGCCCGATGACCTTGACGGTCTCCTCAAAGCCGTAACAGAGGATAAGGATTTGTTTGCTGAAAAGGCTCTTGCCGCAGGAGTAACGACAGAAGAGGCACGCAATGAATTTTTCAATCAGCAGAAAACAAATGCACAGGAAGAAGAACTCGAAACCCTCCGAAGAGAAAAAGCCGCAAGAGAACTTGACACACATTTGAAAGCAATTGCAGCGGAAACGATGAAAGAATTTCCAAACTTCAACCTTGAAGAGGAATTTCAGAATCCGTCATTTCGCACAGCTCTTGATTTTATTGCTCAGCAGAGGAACGAACAGAACGAAAAGACAGGTCGTAATGATGAAATTTACGATTTGACTACTGCTTATAAAATGTCGCACTTCGATGAGTTGCAGAAAGAACTTGTAAAGCGTTCAAGCTCTGCCGCAATCAGTGCGGCGGCACAGTCAATTCAGAGTGGAGCAAGGCGACCAACTGAAAATGCGGTCAAGAAAAGCGGTACAACCACGCAGAGAAAGAGCGTGGAAGATATGTCTGACGCTGAATTTGATGCCTTTTACGCAAAAGTAAGACGAGGCGAGGCACACCTCTAATGCCTTGCCGAAAGGAAGGTACGACAATGAAAAGTAAGATTATTAAGCTTATTATCAATATTCACGATAATACGGTTGATGCCGGCGGTGTAAACAAGTCAAACGGCTATGTTTACAATGCTTACGGCAACACAAAATCAACATCGGGCAATGACTGGACACCCGAAAAGGCTACATTCTATAACAAAGTATTCCTCAAAAACTTGACAGCGAAATGCGTTCACGGTCAGTTTGGTGAGCATGACACAATTCCGAAACAGTCGGGCAACATCTACAACAAGAGAGGTATTTCTCCGTACCCGACCGTTACAACACCGTTGCAGGAAGGCATTACTCCTGTCGGTAACAAAATGAGTTTCTACTATGTTGAGATTGCGGTGAATCCGTACGGCGCATATACCCCTATCACAGACTGGGCAAGTTTTTGCAGCCGTGATGATGTTATGACCAAGGACAGTGAGGAGCTTGCTTCACAGGCAGGACGCTCAATTGAAGAGATTGACCGTGAGGCTCTTAATGCCGGCACAAGCGTAATCTATGCACCGGCTGTAGGCACTGACGGTGCGGTTACAGAGGTTGCAAGTCGTGCGGCAGTTACGGCGAACAGTAAGCTCACTATTGACACCATTTTCAGAGCGCTGAACTATCTCGAGTGTCAGAACGCTGAGCCTATCGGTGAAAACTATGTTGCTGTTGTACATCCGAATGTTAAGTATGACATTATCAGCAACAAGGATTTTATCAGCGTAGTTAAGTATGCTCACGCAGACAAGATCTTCAAAGGTGAAATCGGTACAATCGGTAATGTTAAGTTTGTACAGTCGAACTTTGCAAAGGTGTTCAAGGGTGCCGGCGCAAGCAAGATTGATGTGTATTCAACGCTTGTGTTCGGTAAGGACGCATATGTTACCGTTGAGATTGAGGGCGAAGGCACTCAGACTATCGTTAAGGGCTTCGGTTCAGGCGGTACAGCCGATCCTCTTGATCAGCGCGCAACACAGGGTTGGAAAACAACTCACGGCGTCGGCATTATCGGTCAGACCAGAATGGTTCGTATCGAATCAGCTTCTTCACTTAACACCGTAGCACAGACAGCTTCTCCGGCTGTAGCATAATCGGGAGGTATAACCTATGGCAACAACAAAGAAAGCCGCAGAGACGGCAGAAAATACAGAAGTATCGGCAGCGGAAAGTACTGCCGATACTGTAACAATCAAAAAATCTCAGCTTGATAAGCTCCTTGGAATGTATGACGAGCTTCAGGAAATCAAGAAGAGTATGCCGATCAACCGCAAGGCGGAAAAAATCAAGCAGGACAAGGAACTCGCTAAGATGATTGAAAAGGCAAACAAGGAAAGTGAAGAACTTGTTGAGTACATCGCTCCGACAGGTTCGATGAAGTCAAACAAGAATATTGAGGTTAATATCAACGGCGTTCAGTACACAGTGCCGAGAGGTGTTAAAACAAACATTCCACGCAAGGTAGCCGAGATTATTGACAACTCGATTAAGCAGGCTGAATTTGCTCAAGGCGTGCAAGATAAGGCTGCCGAGATTGCCCAGCAGGCAATTGCTGAGGGCAGAATTTAATTTAACAGCAAGGGATAAATTGTACTCCTTACAGAAAATTCGCAGAAGGGCGGGGGCGGTAGCTTCCGCCTTTTTGCGTACACAGAAATTAGAGAGGTGATTATATGACACTTGACAAGGTAATTGAAAGAGTGCGAAAACTTAAAAGCGGATATGATGTGTCCGATGAGGACATTATAAGTTATATTAATGAGGTAGAAATGGAAATTATCAGCAATGTAATAAGTAATCGCGAAGGTGATAATTGCATTGTTGGAACATACGGAAACTATCAGATTGATACGGACCGTGACTTTGAACTGCTTGCACCTGCGCCATATGACAGAATGTACGAGGTTTATTGTGCTGCACAGATTGACAGGGACTACGAAGAGGCCGAGAGATATTCCGTTGATATGAACGTGTATAATCAGCTGAGGCAGGATTTTGGTGTGTGGTGGTTTAAAACGCACCCACAAAAGAAACGATATAACTTTCACATTGGATAGGCGGTGAAATAATGTTACCCGAATTAAACATTCCGAGGAGAGATACAACGAGTATCAGCGTGTTCAGAGGACTAAACAGAAGTCCGAACACAGGCTTTTCGAGAGTTTCGAGCTCATCAAGCAGTATTTACACAGAGTTCAAAGATTTAAAAAATATGACTTCTGATAAATACCCGCAGCTTGCACCGAGAGCAAACCGTTCCCGAATTACTTCCGATAGCCAAATCAAAATCATCTCAAATCTTTTGTCGGCTAACTCAGGGCTTATTTATATCGACTCTGACAAAAATCTGCATATCGGTTCAGAGGTTACAAAAATTGATGAGATTGATGCAGTTAAACAGCACCATATTGTTTTATACGGTAATAAGGTTGTAGTATTCCCCGAGAAATTCTCGGTTAATATGAGCAACAAAAAGGTGACTATGATTGACTGCCAAAACAAAGATTTGAGCACACAGGTGGGCGTAAAGAGCAATCTGCAAATTGATTCCTCGACATATGATTATGCTTATATGGCTTGCTCGATTACAAGAAGCTATTATGACGCATCGGCAAATAAAAATTACAGACCAAGTGTAACACTATACACTAACTACGATTTAACAAACGAAAAATATCAATTAAAAGACAACAACGAAATGATTGATGTTTTCGGCTCTTACGCAAATACGATAGGCAATGTATTTGAAAGTTACAATAGCTTTTATACCGTTATAGGCAAAAGTAAAAAAGACGATACATATAAACATAACAGATTAATCACTTTTAAGAAGCTGTCCTACAAATTTAACTACACAACTATCAGAGCGAAAGGAATAGGCACTAATATACAGGCAGGAGATTTTGTGAAGATAAGCGGATTGACCGACTCGCTTGTCTGTGCAGATGCCGAAAGCTACGCTGATAAAACTTATATAGACAATCTTAACGGCAAAACATTTAAAGTTTATTATGTCACCGAAAATGAGCTTGTAATCAAATGCGAATTGGAATCAAGCGTGCCGTACACAGGTACAGTCACAGTTGAAAGAATCTCTCCCGATTTTGATGAGGGGAAAATTGTTGAAATGCAAAATCGCTTGTGGTGTTGCTCCTCAGACACAAATGAAATTTATTGTTGTAAACAAGGTGATGAGCGCAACTGGCAGGCATACAGTGACGGAATCAGCACTGACAGCTGGGCGATGACTTGCGGAAAAGAAGGAAAGTTTACAGGGATTGCAACACGGGGCGACAGCGTTATATTTTTTAAAGAAAATTATGCTTTGAAAATTTACGGAACAAAGCCGAGTAACTTTACCCTTGGCGAATACAATGTTCCCGGTGTTGAAATTGGAAGCGAAAAGAGCCTTGTAAACATTAACTCAACCTTGTTTTATCTTGGCCATAACGGTGTATATGCTTATCAGAGCGGTAGCCTGCCGTCTCTCATCAGCGAAGAATCTTTGTGGGGACATACATATAAGAACGCAGTCGGCGGCAGACACGGAAATAAATACTACATATCTGCCGAAAGAGATGACGGAGAACAGGAACTGCTTGTGTACGATACCGACAAAGGCTTGTGGCACAAGGAAGATGACACCAAGATGATTGACTGCACCACATACAACGGTGTTCTGTATTGGCTTGACGATACCAAAGAAAACATTATGTGTCCTGATAAAGCGGACAATCTTCTTGTTGACAATACGAAATATGAATATCAACAGGAAGATTACTTTGAGTGGTCTGCTGAAACAGGCGACCTTTATGACAGCGAATTTAATGTTAAGAATATCGGAAAAATCCGAATCGGCATTAAGGCTGAAAAGGGAGCAAAGGTCAGCTTGTTTGTGCAGTATAAAGACAACGGTGAATGGAAGAAAGTCAGCGAAATGATTTACAGCGAGAAAAAGCCGAGAGTATTCGCCGTAGCTTTACGCAGAGCGGAATATTTACGGCTTAAACTTGTAGGAACGGGACAGGTCGAAATATACGGAATTGACATTGAGCACAGCAGAGGAAGTGATAAGCGTGGCTACATTTAAACTTGATCCACCGCCCTCAACAAATGACATAGGTGAGATGCGGAACTATCTAAACGATATGTACGAACAGCTGGCTTTCGTGCTCAGTAATATTGACAGCGACAACATAACAGATGATTTTCTATCCGCAATCGGACAGTCACAAAAAGGAAGTGAAAAATAATGGCTTATACATACAAGGTTTACGGCACAGGTGATGTTGACAATGCGGTTAATAACTATAACCGTGTTGCCTCGTCAGCTCCGACATATGCTGACAGCTACGACACAAGACAGGCTCGTCAGCAGGCTGACAACTACGCAAACTCATACACCGACAAAATCAATAAGGGATATACAAGCAAGTACAAGGGTACAATTGACGAGCTTGCCAATCAGTACCAAAAGAATAAATTTGATTGGACTCCCGAAAATTCTACGGAATATCAGCAAGCGAAAGAAAAATATACCCGTGAGGGCAAAACCGCACAGGAGAATGTGCAGGGAAGTTATGCGGCCAATACGGGCGGTTACAGCAATACATATTCACAGGCTGCAGGACAAAAGGCATTCGGCGAGTATATGGACGAGCTTGCAAACAAGGTTCCAACACTTAAAAATGAGGCCTACAAGAGTTATCAGCAACAGCAGGAAGATACGCTGAACAGAATCGGTGTATTGCAGAACCTTGATAACACGCAGTATCAGCGTTATAGGGACAGCGTAACGGATGATTACGACTTTATGACCTATTACGAAAACAAGTACGGCACAAGCAAAGGCCTTGATATGAGCAACTTTCAGAATGAACTGGCTCACTGGCAGACACAAATGTCAGCGGCACAGAGTAATCTTTCAGATATCAGAAGTCTTGCCGAGGCACAGTATGAACACAACACATTGAGTGCCGACACAAGGTCAAGCATTGATAGTCAGCGCAGACAGTCAGACGCTTATTACAATTATCTGAACAGTCAGGTAAAAATAAAGTGAGGTGAGCAAATTGAGTGTGAACAGCGAAGAGAAAATTTATAATGACCTTATGAATGAAGTTCCGAGTCAGACGGTGAGCGGTGACACTAAGCAGAGTGCCGCCGCTCTTGCGGGTGCAGAATCAGCAGCGACAGGACAGGCTGACAACTATAAAAGCACTTACAGCGGTAAGTTAGATGACGCCATAAGTAACTATCTGACCGGCAGGGGCTTTGAGTATGACCCAATGCAGGATAAAGCATATCAGCAGTACCGCAAGGAATTTGCGCAGAATGCCGCTATGGCACGAGACACGAGCCGTAACACAGCTAATCAGCTTGCAGGCGGTTACAATCCTACCTATGCCGATACTGTCGCAAACGAGGTCTACAATGAGCGTATGGGCAATATAAGCGATGCAGAAAGTACATTCAGAGGGCTTGCACAACAGGACTATCAAGCAAAACAGGAGAAAAACGCAAATGTGCTTAACCTCTATAACACGCTTGAGGGTACGGATTACAGCCGTAATCGTGATACGGTAGGAGACTACAAGAACTATCTCAATCTGCTTGCAAGCAGGTACTCAACCGACAGACAGGCAGATGTCAACATTGACAGCGCCAACAATGATATTTATTCCACCAAACTTAATGGAGCAGTAAATAATCTCTCATCAGCAAGAGCAGCAGACAGTCAACGCTATTTGTATGACACAGTAAGTGCCAATCAGCTTGCACAGAATGCACAGGCTGAAAGAGAAAACGCTCAGAAGATTGAGTATGAAAGAAATAAGGCGGTTTATACAGCCTACACTAAGGCTCAGAAAGCGGCCGAAAAAGCAAAAGCAAAGGCTGAGAAAAACAAAGGCAAAACAGAAAATGCAAATGCTGTATTTGCCTCAATGGGCGTTACAAAAGATGATTTTAAAAAGGGCAAGGGCAACAAAGAGGACGGAGCGCTGTACAAAGAGGGCGGTGCAGTCAATTACACCGTGTACGCCCAAACATACATTGACCGTAAATATCGTGAAGGATATATCAACGATGATGAGAAGGATTATCTGTACAAGAAAATCGGCATAACAAGTGACGGAAGCAAGTATAACAGCGAACTTGCCGACAGTTACGCAACAACAATGGGACTTGATAAACAGAAAAATAAGAAGTTTATCAGAGGCAGCATTATTCAGGGACACAATATGGGACAGTTGAGTGCGGCAGATGTTGCATACCTCTCAGCAAAATACGGACTGTCACTTGACGATTGACGATTAAGGAGTAAAACTACTATGGGTGAATTAAAAGATATAATCACAGGCAGGCAAAGCAGTAAAAAGTACCGCAAGGATAATTTCAGTAATTTAGGAGCAAGAAGCGGAGATTTAGCAGGAAGGAATCTTGAACCTCAGCATAATTCTGAAATGACTATCAGAAAAATTGTCAGCGGTGAAACAGAAGATACTACCGGCAACAATGACACAGGGAAAACAAGTTCGAAAATGACTGTTAACGAAATGTTTAATATCATTAGCCAAAAGAAGAACAGCAACAATACTTCTTCAAGTACAGGCTCGGATTTAAAATCCTTTTTTAATGAAAATTTGAATAAGGCAAATAGTTCCGCAGAAAATTTTAAGGAAGCAATTAAAAACCCGAACAAGTCTTTGGACGATAGAGTCAAAGGACTTACACACATGTATAATGCGGCGGTTGCGACAGGTGACACCAAAACAGCCGAGAAAATGCAGAAAGAATATGACGAGCTTGCCGACAGGGTTAATAAGCAGACGGAGATAAACCGACAGAACGCTAAGGAATATGCTCGCAGTCAATCTTTAAAAGGTATGACCGAAGAAAGAAAAGCATTAATTGATGAACGCAACAAGTATGCACTTGATAACGGACTTGTAACCTCTACAGGTATTGATACAAGAAAAAAGGATAAGTATAAAGTTTATTCAGAGTACAATTCAAAAATTGATGAGCTTGACAAACAGATTGCAGAAAAGCAGAGAAACGGCGAGTATGATTTAAGTGATTCGCAGAAAGCTGTTCTTGCCGATATTGGCAACAAAGCAAACAAACTTACGGAAAGTTTTGAAAACAAATATAAAAACTCAACGCTTGAGCAGAGGCTTAATGCGAGATTGCACGCAACAACAAGTGAGCTTAACTGGCTTAATAAGCATATGTATGACAATGCCACAAGCGAAGAACTTGAAAAATACAACCGGGAACTGAGCAAAGAATACGAAAATCTGTATGACAGAGGAACAACAGGTACAGACGAAAACAAAGAAGCAAGACGCAGGAATATTGAAGATGAACAGGATAAAATTGATACATACATCAATAGAGCCAAGCTCTCAGAACAGAAAAAAAGAGAGTATGACGATATAGTTGATAAGAATGTTATACTCAAAACTGTAATGCAGAAGTACTATGCTTTACAACATTATGATGATACCAAGCATATGCTTGCAAGTACAGGACACGATACTGACAGCATAAAAAATCAGGTGACTCTTGATGATTATAACTACATTAACAAGTTGTCCGACAAAGAGCGTACACAGATTGAAAAGAATTTTAAGAATCTGAAAAAGGAAGGTTATGACACCGAATCATTATACAAGTGGTATGAAAGAGAAAGAGATGCAGAAAAAGCAGCGGAAACTACAAGAATAAGTACAGAGTATGCAAATGAGCACCCTGTACTCGGTTCAATTGCAAGTGTAGGAGCAAGGCTCGGTGGTGCTGTTCCCGATGCAATAAAATATATCTCAACCGACCTTGATAAAAAATATAATAGCAGTGACGGCTACATTAACCCCGAGGCAACCAATACCGCTATATCTGACGCTATGCGTGCAAAGGTATCTGAAAACATTAACAATGATTTCGGTTCATTCCTTTACAACACAGGAATGAGTATGGCTGACTTTGCCTCTTTGTTACCGCTCAATGCCGTTCCGGGCGGACAGGCTTTGTCACTCGGCATTATGGGCACAAGTGCCGGTGTCGGTGCGGCGAATGAAGTTATCAAGAACGGCGGTACAATTGACAACGCAGTCAAGACAGGTATTGCGGCAGGCATTGCAGAAACCCTTTTTGAAAAGGTATCTCTGGAACAGCTTTCAGCATTTAAGGCAAGCGGAAAAAGCACATTTCGTGCGGCTGTCGGCAATGTGCTTAAAGGTGCATTTACGGAAGGCTCGGAAGAGGCCTTTACCGACCTTGCAAACAGATTGACGGATGACGCAATTAACAAGGACTTATCTTCATACAACCTTTCAAAGAAAAATTATATGGAACAGGGAATGAATGAGTCAGAGGCGGAGAATGCCGCAAGCTGGGACTTTTGGAAAAATGTCGGACTTGATTTTGCCGGCGGAGCAATATCGGGTGGTGTGCTTAACTTTGCTACAGCGGGTGTCAATCTTGCAGGTGCCAAAATTGATATGGCACAAAATAAAGAGAGCAACGCACAAATCGGTAAAGCTGTTATGGCCGATGAAAACTTTGACCTTGATTTGCTCATCAGGCAAGGTCTTGCAACCGACAAAAACGATAGTGCATACAACTATGCTACAAAAATGCAAAAACTCGTTGAAACGGATAACGAGGGAAAAATCAGTGCCGGAGATGTCGGTAACCTTATGTATCTTATCAACAGAGAGGTTGCCAAAAATCCCGAACTTGTAAACAGAATAGCTCAGGTTAAAAAGCAGAATACACAGGAGCAAGGCAATCAGACTGTTAATGTTCAGAACGAACAGAACCCTACACAGCAGAACACGGCTCAGAACGGACAGCAGAACGCAGAACAGGCACAGGCAAACACTGTAATAAATGCAACAAAAAAAGCCGATACAGAGGATATCGGCAAAATGTACGGCGTATATGCTTTTGGCAAGAAGCACCCAAACGGCATTATCGCAACAGATACTTCAACAGGTAAGGTTGTCAAGGTTGCACTAAAGAGCCTTGAAAGCTCGGCAAAAATCAATCGCAGTGATGAAGAAAATACACTTGTGTTCAACACAAATGACGGCAAGCAGGTTAATGCGGACAGTATAACATTTTCAAACAGCAAGTTTGATACAATTGTTCACAGTGCAAACGAATTTGATACATACGGCGCTCGGAATTATATTTCAAACTTTGAAGAATGGAGAGAAAGTCCGCAGGCACAGAAAATTAGCAATGACGAAATGCTCTATAAATATAACAGAGCATATTCAGCCGCATACAGCTTTGGTCGAGAGGGCGTTAAACTTGATTCACTCAGAGAAACTTCTGAATATAAAATCCTTAAAAATATTCTCGGTGAACAGATTGTAAGTCAGGCTTTAAGCACCGGCAGAAGAGATGTTGACATTAACACTCAGCACCACGCAAACCGCCTGACAGAACTTATCAACCGCAACGGCAGAGCCGACACAAGCGGTGTTACCGTGTATGCCGACAACGGAACGAGTGTATCACACATTCCGCAGGAGCTTATTAATACACTCGGCAACCTTGCAACAAAGACGGGCAGAAACATTATTATCTCAGACCGCCTTGCAGACGGAGTGAACGGTGTTGCAAGAGACGGTAACATTATTTTAAGCTCAGAAATTTCATCACAGAAAATCCTTGCCACAGCTTTACATGAAGCCGGACATATGATTAAGAAAACCAACCCGACCGAGTGGCGAACATTAAGTGACTTTGTGTCAGACTATCTTGTACGCAAGGGTGTTGACCTTAACAAGATGATTGACCGTACAATTGAGAGGTACGGCAACCGACTGCAGGCCGATGAACACGAAAACACAAGAGATGCCGCACTTGAAGAAATTGTATGCGATACACTTATGAGCATTGCCTCAGATGAAAAGGCTCTCAATATTGCCCTCAGCACAAAGCAGAACAAGGCTAAAATTGCAGCGGCAATTAAATCTTTGATTGCAAAAGTAAAGGATTGGCTCATCGACAAAAGCAAAAACTACGGAGCAAAAGCCTTTGCAAAAGACCTTGAAGCTCTTGAAAACCTCGCCCAAAGATTTTCAGAGGCGGCTGATACTGCAAGAGAAAATATTACCGAGCAGTCAGAGGTTCAGAACGGTGAGAAGATTGATGTTGAGAAATATTCAATGGGAAGTACCGACAACATAGTACAAGCGGAATTTGAAAAGAAGGTTGATGAGATTGAAAAAAACACCTACAACAGTAATAATGTCGTAATTATGGGTGTTACACCTAATATTTTGCAAAAAATCGGATTAGCACCATTACCTCTTGCTATGACTAAAAAGCATATTTATTCTGTTGCAGTATCAGATACAAGAGCAAAAAGTGAGGGAAGATATCATAAAAACACCAATTATCACGATTTAGGTTTTGATACCGTAAAAGATATTTACAATAAAATCTCAAATCCGCTTATGATTATAGCACATCCCGATTTTGGGAATAGTATAAATAGAACAAATAGGGACAGTGCGCACAAAATTATTGTATTAGTTGATTTATCGGTAAACGGAGAACAGGTAATTGCGCCGATTTCTATTGATTTTGAGGGCAAGTATAACAATACAATTATTGATGTAAATCTTGTATCAACTTATTTTAACAAAAACAACATCAATGATTTAATCAAAGAAGCTGTTGCTTTAGAAACAACAGGAAAAATAGGATTTTATTATTTAGACAAAAAAAGAACTCAAAGTATATTTAAGCGGTCAGGGTACCAATTACCCAGGACGCTTAACAACTTGAGTTCTAACACCATTATACGCACTATTGATGATAATGTCAACAGAAAAATCAACAAAATCACGCAAAGCAAGCAATTTATCAGATGGTTCGGTGATTGGCAGAATAGCCCTGCAAAAGCAAGTAAAGTGGTAGACAACAACGGTGAACCGCTTGTTTTGTACCACCAAACAGAAAAAGAGTTTACAACCTTTGATACAAAACAAAAAGGATCGGGAGAATTTGACAGCGAAATGCCGACGGGCATATTTATGAAACCGACAAACAACGATATCGGAGTTGGCGGAAATATTCAAATGCCGTTGTATGCCTCTATTAAAAATCCCCTCATTGTCAACAACAGAAGCGAACTTGTTAAATTTTACGATAAGAATGTACAGGGATATACGAAAGCTAAAAGTGCGATAGACAGCGTTAATAAGGAATACAAGGCTAAATTCAACGAGGAGATGAAAAGAGAAAACGAGGAATACCAAAAGCTGTGGAATGCGAAAAAGAACGGTGAAATATCAGAAGAAGAGTACCAAAAATCCATATCAAGAGATGCACTTGATGAAATTATGGAAGAATGGGAAAATAAGGTTAATGAAGCAAGCCGTAACGCTAAAGCTTTGGTAGATGATTATTTCAAAAACAGCAATTATGACGGTGTTATCGTTAATAATGATGTTGGCAGTTTTGGAAGAAGCACAAAAACATTCATAGCATTTGAAAATACTCAGGTTAAATCTGCAACAGACAATATCGGAACATTTGACGGCAATAACCCTGATATTCGTTACAGTCTTGATGAAGATTATGATTTCACGGATGAAAAAGCCGGTGCTATCCATGATACGCTGAATTTTTCGATTGACGATGAATACGATGACTTATTTGATTTTAATGGTAATGGCGAACAGCACATTGATTTTGATAAGGCAGTTGACCAAAACAACCCTGAATTGACGATTGAGCAGATATATCATCATTCTGCCCGCAATGTTAAAGAGGGTTTACTTGCCGGCAAGGGCATTAAGCCTGAGCAGAAGAAAATCTATAATATGGTCAAGTCTGTAATGCGAAGCTACCACATCAATCCTAATGCTGAAACGGACTCGCTTGTTACCGAATATGTGGATGCCTTGAATACATTCATTGATTCCGTACAGAATGACAAGTCAAGTTTTACAGATGCTTTTGAAAGTTTTGTATTGAAGTGTCGGGAAGCATTGCAATACTCGACACAGCTTGACGAACAGCATGAAGCGTGGGCCAAAGAAATTCGTGATGAATTAAAAGGCACAACTCTGCTTATTCCAGAGAACGCAATCGACACAATTAAGGAAAATTACGGCAGCGTTGGAAAATACAAAAAAGCCTTGTTTGGTAAGATTAATGTTAAACTTGAACACAATGCAAGGGGAATAACCGGCAAGGCAAGTGGCTCATACATTGAAGATATCGGCTCACACCTTGAAAATATCGGGGGCAGATCGCTTATGATAGAGGACGGCTTTGACTGGGACAGCGACAGCGGTTATCGTATGCTTGACCATGTTATGAATTATGTGCTTGCACCGCAGTATGTAGCAACATATGACGGTAAGTTTGAAAGCGAAAGCACGATTGATGCGGCGGCTATTCAAATGGCGTTTGATACAACTGCCGAATATCTTAAACAGCAAGGTAAAGCGGCAGTAATGCAGAATAATATTGATAAGAAAAAACTTAGAGATATTAACAAGGCATTGAGACAGGCCGAAAAAGCAAAAACTGCGCTGAATCAAAAAACTATCGAAAATTATAAAACTGACATTGCCGAGCAGAAAGAAAAGTACAGCGAACAGCGTGAAAAATACCGTCAGGCATATAATGCTCTGAAAGATAAAAAATCAGAAGAAGCCAAAAGGTATCGTGATAAAATCCACGAGCTTGAAGAGCTAAGCAAAAACCAAAAAGCCATTATTAAGACCGTCAAAGATACCTTTAGGGCTCAATATACCGAAAAAAGAGAGCAAACAAAATATATGCAAATGCTCGGCAGAAAATTTGACAAATTGGTTAAAAAGTTTGACGCTAAGGCCAAAAATACCGAGAATATCCCCGAATCCCTCAAAAGACCTATACTTAATGTATTGATAGGCTTTAAAGAATCTGCTGACCCCGGACAATATAAGAATGGTAACCAAAAAACTATACCTAAATATTTCGGAGCATGGAACAATGTCGCTGAAATCGGCGAACAGGTAAGAAACTTGTATGAAGAGTACAAGTTTTTAGCACCTAAACCTAAAGATAAATCCGAAGATGAATCCACGCATAAAGGCATGCAGTACTCATACATAGACATTAACACGATTGCATACAATGAGCAAACAGCCCAAATGCTTGAAATAATCACAGATCAATTTGCAGTGTATGCAACTGACGACAACGGTGAAACAATATACGATGCGGACGGCAAGCCCATCAAAGTCGGATATAAAAACATTTTCGATTTGGATTCAGCTGATTTAAGGCTACTCTATGACACAATGACGGCACTTGAAGCCTCTTTAACACAAGCTACAGAAATCATCGTTAATGGTCAAAGAGAATCTATTGCAAGCGCAGCGGAAAAAGCACTTGATGAAATTGCAAATGTAAATTACAACAAGGGTGTCAATATCAATGTTTTAAGTAAAAACACCGTTGGTAATAAAATCAATGCCGCATTATCGGATATGAAAGAGTTAAGTAATAGATTTGTTGCAACAAGCCTTGACCCGGTAAGATACGGCAGATTTCTGAGCGGATATAATGACGATAGCATTGTTGCTAAACTCTTCAAAGATTTGCATGACGGAGATGTTAAGCGAGAAAAAATAATGCAGAAAGCCTATACCAAGGTTCAAAGTGTTGCGTATCAGTACTCTGAAAAAGATTTGGCAAAAATACAAAAGAATGATGTTAAGGAATTTGATTTCAGAGATAGTGAAACAGGCGAAAGGGTTAAGGTCAGTCAGGGCATTATAATGTCAATCTATCTTACAGATCAACAATCATCAGGCAGACGACATTTGCTTGCCGACAGACTTAATCATTATACCGTGCTCCCAGATTTAGACAGTGCTAACAGTCGCAGACATAGTAAGCAGGAAAAAGCAAAATCAGAAAATCATCACAAAGTAAGATTTACTTTTGAAGAGTTACAGCACATCAAGAGATATGTTGAGAGCAATAAAATACTCAGAGAAATTTCAGGAGCAATTAGCGAAGTCCTTAACAACGAGCTTTCACAAGAAATCAACGAAGTAAGTATGTCAAAATATGGTATGCTGATTGCTACCGTCAGGAACTATTTTCCTATTTCCGTGTACGGTGACGGTGCCGCATATGAAAAGGACTTTTCAGCCGAGTTTAATGACCTTAGAATGAAAAGCAGAGGATTTATTAAACGCCGAGAAAGCTCGTATGCTCCTATTGTTATTGACGATGTTTTCAGAGTTTTTAACAGGCACGCAAGCTCTGTTGCCGAATGGTGCGGATTGACGACTCCAATTGAGAACTTCAAGAAAGTGTATAACTGGATAAATACTAATAGTCTTAACGGAATAACTTTGCATGAAGCTATAATGCATAAATACGGTAAGGTCGCCGAGCATTATATTGATAAGCTTATGGGAGACCTGCAAAAATCGAAGGACACAATTGATAATAATCTTTTAACTCGCATGCAAGGTAACTATATGGGTGCAGTACTTCTGTTAAATCCCGGAGCCATGATAAAACAGTTTGCCGCGTTTCCCACAGCCAATGCTTATTTCGGTACCAAAAATGTTGCAATAGCATCAGCCGGTGGAATGTGGAAAGTTAATCTTGAAAAGTACGCTGAATACACTCCGTATTTGTGGTACAGAGCAGAGGGCAACGGCACTGTGGTAGGTGAACTCAGCAAGAAAGCCGGTGTTGTAGGCGGACTCAAAGATAAGATTGACATTATGGGCAAGGTTGATAGATATGTTGTTGGTTGCCTGCTTAAAGCGGCAGAACTGCATGTTGAACAAACAACAAAGCTAAAAAAAGGCAGTGATGCTTTTTATAAAGAAGTTGTCAGACAATTTGAAAAATGTGTTGATGAAACTCAGCCTAATAATATGGTAACATCAAAACCACAATTCATTAGAAACAATTATTTAAAAATTCTTTCGACGAATGCTTTTCGCTCCCAAACAATGGCAATCGGCAACACTATCATTGATTCGTACATGGAATACCGCACTAAAAGCAATGACTATAAATTGTCAAAATCTGCTGAAAATAAGAGTGCCAAAAAAGTGGCAATGAAAAAATTTGCTAAAGCTCTTATTGGCGCAACAGAATCAGCTTTACTTATAGGCGGTTTAACCACTTTAGTTAATATGCTTCTGTGGCATAAGTGGGACGATGAAAGAGATGACAAGGGAAATGTGACAGCTGAAAACATTTTCAAAAGTATTCTTGATTACAGCATGGAATCATTTGCCGGCACTTTTACTTTCGGCGATACAGCATATAGTGCAATTGCACATAAGATTGATAATGATAGACCGTTTTACGGTTTGGACTCTATGAGCCTTGATAATGTTAATAATTTCGTTGAAAACATTTCAAATGGCAAGTATATCTTAGCAGCTACTTTGTTAGGTGATTGTTTCGGCTTGCCGGCAAGTAATATTAAGAGAATGGCCCTCAGCTTAACCTCATACTTTACCGACCTGACAAAAGGCAGAGGTGAGATTATATCCGACAATAAAGGAAATATTAACACAACTGTGCTTGTGCCGTTGATGATTAACGCTACGATTGACGGAGATGACAACAAAGCTCAATATTACGAGCAACTATATGTCAACACAATAGTGGGTACAAAGGGTAAAACCGAAAAAGAGGCTCGTGATATGCTTGAACAGAAAGTCATAACAGCATTATCAAAGAATAATGATGACATTGAAAAGGCGGCAGTAGCAAGAGCTAACGGTGACCTTAACACTTATGAAAGCCTCATTAACAAGGTCTCTTCCTATGGATTCGGCAAGAATGATGTTATTAAGGCCTCTGACAAGGTTATAAGTAATATTATTGCTAATATGAAAAAAGAGGGCATAACAGACGAAGATGCCGCAAAATCTGACCTTGTGGACAACCAAGGCTTTACGGAGCAGGGGGCAGAGTATGTGTGGAAGAAAATGTCATCATCTGTCAATGATGAAAAATCAGAAGAAAGTATTTTCAATTCTACCGGTAACGATGACACTCTAATGTATAAGTACACTGACGCTTTTGAATATTTGAAGAACGGCGATACTGTGAACTATGAAAAGGTTGAAAAATACCTTATGGAGCATAAAGGTAAAACCAAAAATCAAATGAAAAAGCTGATGCAGAGTGCAAGCCGAACAGACCCGATATTTGAAAAGTATATTGAGGCAAGCAAAAACAACGATGCCGATACAACACACACATTGTACAGGCAGTTGCTTAACATTTACAGTTCAGAAAGCAAGTTTAAATCAGCTCTCAGAAAATATCGGGATAAGATCAAAAAACGACAAAGAAAATAAACAAATTGAGGGCAGCGGAAACGCTGTCCTTTTTGTGTGGGTTTTAACTTTTTTGAGCCAGCAGAAAACTATATAATGTAATTAACGATAGGGGGCGGCATTATGAATACGCTAAAATTTGAAGTATATAAAAATACCCTGAAACGCAGAGACGGATTTAATCCTGTCCTCGGTGAAAAAAACTACACAAAAATCAAATGTTATTTTGTTGAGAGTGACTGGGATAAATGCACGGCGGTAACAGCCAACTTTATTGCAAGCAAGGACAACATTGTCAAAAGTACAGTGAGCCTTACAACTGATGACAAAACCGCAGTGTTTGATATACCGTCAGGGCTTGAGGGCGATAAAGTCTATTTCAGCCTGACAGGCAGTTATGCAGATAACAGCGGGAATACGGTAACACTCAATACAAATCTTGTCGGAATAAACAGGCAGAAAGGTATGTTGCCGAGTGAAACCGTAGGTTTTGGATTGTATGAAAAAATTCTTGGTTTTTACAATAAGATTTCGAAACTTGTTGAACAGTTAAATAATTATGTAACGCCTGAGATGTTTGGTGCGAAAGGGGATGGAGTAACAGACGATACGGCCGCACTGCAGCAAATGTTTAGTCAAGCTGGGATAAATAATCAAGCGATTAAACTTGGCAACAGTAAAACATATTTAATTAGTAACACGCTTAGATATGATGTTAATAGAGCAAATTTTGATGGCAATTTTTCAACAATCAAAGTATCTGACAGTTGCCAAAAACAGGATGAAACATATTACGGTTCTGAACCTCAAGTAGTGGGACTATGGCGTTTGAACTCGGTCATTACAGTTAATATAAAATCAGGTAATGATGCTAAATACAATATCGGCTCGTTCAAGAAGCTAATAATAGATTGCAACAACGGACTCGCCAAACACGGTCTTAAAATTGAAAATGAAGGTAAAACAAATTACGCTCATATTATGGTAAGAAATCCTGCGCTGTACGGAATCAGAAGTTATGGCGGAAATGAAGCTACTTTTAGCTTTATTTCCGGTACGAGAAGTGGCATAAGTGAGGCTGCCAAAGACATCATAACAAGCGGTTATGTCAAGGGTGACGAAAGGCTTCTTTCAACGATGTTATTCCTCGGCTGTGCTGACACCTATGTGACAGACTCTATTTCTGTAGACTTTGAATGCGGCTTTTTGACTGGGGGAGCGGACAATCATTTTAACAAGTGTCACGCGTGGTGTGCATATAACACAAACATTATGAGCCATTCGACTTCGTTTACGGTTTGGGGCGGTGTTGCCACTTTTAGTCAGTGCATGATAGACTCAACAAAATATGGGTTTAAATTTTTCAATGCGGGCAGAGCTTTGATTAACAATTGCCTTAACGGATATAATCAAGTTTACAAAGAAAATTTAGGAACTTTTGGTATTCCATACCTTACGTACTTTGCAACTGCCTCAGATACGCCCAATTATAAGTCAACAAATAGAGGAACAGGAACTACGATGACCAATAATGAATGGAAAGCAGATGTTATTGGTTGCAATTTTGACAATTTAGGTCAAGATGGAGACGGTTATATTAGTGTGGATTTTTTGCCCATAAATATGAAAAATGTTCATGTGCGCGCTTTAGATACCGTTTTTGACACGATAACAGGAAACGCAAAACTTAATCCATACTCGACACAGTCCGATTTTGTTAAATCGGCAACATGTAGGTACCTTAAAGTAGGTAATGTATGTGCGGCTCATATTTGTTTAACTATGAATGCATCTACTTTAGGAAAACATAAATCACTGCATCTTATTGATTTACCCTTCAATAACACAAAAGAGCGAATAATAACAATAGGTATTTGCTCAACAGGGGACTTGTTTAAGGCTTCGATAGGTGAGGGAAAAAATTGGTTTTCTATCACTTTATTGGCGGATAAAGATTTCATTTTTTCTGATGGTGATGAATTAAATTTTGACTTTGTGTTTTAGGTGATGTAAATGTGTGATTGGATTATACAATATTGGGTGCAGGCTCTTTTCGGTATTATACTCGGCGCTATCGTTGCAATAATAAAAACCGAGTGGACCAAAATCAGGGCAATTGGCAAAGGTACACAGTCATTGCTCAGGGCGGAGCTTATCCGCTCGGGCGAAAAATACATAAAAAGAGGGTGGATTGAGGTCTATGCAAAGGATGCATATGACAAGTGCTATCAGTCGTATCATCACCTCGGGCAAAACGGCACAATGGACGATATGCACGAGAAGGTCATGGACTTACCGACTAACCCTATTAGAAAGGATGAAAATAATGAATAAGAAGAAAATTAAGAAATGGGCGGTTGCGGCACTCATCAGAGCCGCAAAGACAATGGCACAGACTGCAGCGGCAACACTCTCAGTTGCGGTAGTAATGAGCGATGTAAACTGGGTAATGGTTGCAAGTTCAACACTTCTTGCAGGCATTCTTTCAATGCTGACAAGTGTCGGTGGCTTGCCAGAAGTTAAAGAAAGCGAGGAGTAACAATGGCAAAATATCGTAAAAGACCTGTTATTATTGAGGCATATCAGACTGATAAAGAAATGATTATTCATACCCTTGAAGGCAAGTGTCGGTGATTACATTATCACAGGTGTAAACGGTGAGAAGTACCCGTTCAAAGCTGATATTTTTCACAAATCATATGAGAAAGTAGAGGAATAACCATGAAAGTTACTGCTGTTGATGTAAGTTTCTGCCAAACAAATGTCGATTACAACAAGGTCAAGGCTGACGGTATCGACACGGTTATTATTCGTGCCGGCTTCGGTAGAGAAACTTACCAAAAAGATGTACAGTTTGAAGAGCACTATAGAAAAGCAAAATCCGCAGGACTGAAAGTCGGTGTATATTGGTTTTCGTATGCGTACAGCGTTGCCGAGGCAAAAAAGGAAGCAAGTGCTTGCCTTTATTGCTTAAACTGCAGAAAACTTGATTTACCGGTGTTTTATGACTTAGAGCTTGGCTCTCAGACCAAACTCGGCAAAGATACCTTAACAGCAATGGCAGTAGCATTTTGTGAGTGCATCAAAGTTCATGGCTATTCAGCCGGAGTGTATGCGAGCGCAAGCTGGTTTACAAGCTATCTTAACTATGAGAAACTCAAAAAGCAATATGCAATTTGGCTTGCTCAATGGGAAACAGGCTCTCCGTGTCGGACTTGCGACATTTGGCAATGCTCCGACAGCGGAAAGGTCAACGGAATTAATGGTAATGTTGATACCGACATTGTATTTAATGCCAACTATTGGGGCAGTTCAGCAACAACAAGTACACCACCGAAATACTACGGCGTTAAAGCTGTGCAGGCATGGGTTGGAACAACAGTTGACGGAATCTACGGCTCTGACACGAAAAAACATTTGGTTATGAAGTTGCAGGAAGAACTTAACCGTCAGTTTGGAATGAACCTTGTTGTTGACGGAATTTACGGTGTGGGCACTCATAATGCAATTGTTGTTATATCAAAAGGCTGCAGAGGAAATATTACCAAAGTTTTACAGGGATTGCTTATCTGCAATGGATATGATCCGAATGGTTTTGACGGCATCTATGGTAACGGTACAGAATCCGCAGTTAAATCATATCAGCAGGCTCACGGCTTGACTGCCGACGGTATCGCAGGCGGTAACACATTCAAAAGTTTGTGTGCTTAATCCAACACAAAATCCAACACATCAAAAATAAAAGTCAGTATTTATCGGCATAATAAGATTAAAATAGTGGGTTCGAATCCCGCCGGCTCAGCCATGAAACAGGCACTTGCAATTATGTAAG